TTTAGTACTTTATAGAATAATGCTCTTAATGCTACATTTCTTGGTCTTCTGTTTGTAGAAGTTAAATCAACGTCTACTAATTGTTCAAATTCTTGTGCTAATCTATTTGCGTTTTCTTTATTGTAGTCTCTCATAATTTCTATTCTTTTGCTCCGTTCTTAATTAATATTTCATCTGTTAGTTTTGTTACTGCTTCTGTATCCATTGAATAAGCAATTGCTACTTCCTGCATTTTACTGAAGTCATTAAAGTTAAACTTCTTTAATAGAAAAGAAATAAACTCTAAACTATTTGCTACTAATTTATCTCCAAGTTCATTTTCATCAGCCTTTTCTATTTCATTAAAGTATGTAGCCTCTAAATGAATTAAGTCATCTAATGTACGTTTTAGATTGTTCTTTACTCTTTGTCTAAATAAACCACTTTGTGCAGCTTCTTCTAAAAAGTGCAGGTTAATAAACGATGTTAGTATTGCACCTGTAATTTGTTCTATTTGTTTTTCTGTGTAAGTTCTCATTTTATTTATTGTTTAATGTTTGTTCTATTTCTACTTTTAATAATTTTAACTCATTTCTTAAATAAGTCATTGATTTCATTGTAGTTGTTAAATCAATTAATTTGTTTAATCTTTGTTCGTAACTATTCATAATCTTTATATTTGTTTTTTAACGTTAAATAAAACTTATCGTCTTCACTTAACTTTAGTTGTAAATAATCTTCTCTTAATTCTTTTGACTTGTTAAAATCCATTAACTGTGCTAATCTTTGTAATAATTTTTTTTTCATAATACTTCTACTTTTATTTCGCCATTTGAATAATGCTTGCAGATAACTCCTGTACCAAGCACTACTTGTTTATATGGCATTACATTATACTTTTGTTTCTTTGTTCTAATAAACTTTCTTATTGTTTCCATAATATTTGTTTTTAAGGTTTATAAATTTGCTCCGTTGTTTATAGCATCAATTATAACTATCAACCCAAGAGTTAACACAGTTAAAAATACTGCTATTTTTACTATTTTAATAAAGTTTAAATTTTTCATAATGTTTGTTTTTAAATTCTTTGTAAAACTACAAAATAATTTTAATACAAAAAAACTTTTTAACAAATTTTAACATATTTTAACATAAAAAAAAGGTAAGTTAAAACTTACCCTCTTCTATTTCTATCTTTTGTACTTCTTCTAAATGTTCTATTTCTCTTTGTAAATAGTCTAATGCTTTGCGTAAGTCTTGCAATTCATCTTGCTTTTTACCTGCTCTTGCTAAATATTTCATTACGTTACCCCTGTTAAAGTTAAGAGCGTAATCTTTACATACATCTATAATATCGTAATTCTTACCTGTTTCATAATGTAATTGTGTACTTCTCATAATTTACTTGTTTTTAAGTATGCTATAATAAATAGCACTACTAATATTATTGTTACTGTTTTCATAATTCTCTTAAATATTCTCTTATTCTTGACTCACTTAAACCAAGTATATAAGCAATATCTTTAACAGATGCGTTATACTTTAATCTTAATAAATTAGCTTTGTTAGCTTTCTCCTGTGTTTCTGCGTGTACAATCCTTGTGTATTCTCCTGTTGCAGAGTTCCAATTTGTTCCTTTCATTTTGTTCGCTTTTAATTATTGTTTTATTGTTTTTATAGACCTCATTGTTAGCCATTCACTAACTTGAAATTCAACTGTGGAATTATTAAAAAAGTTAAGTGCTATTGTATCTCCCTGTAACTCAATAATGTCTTTCTTGTTTTGATTAGATATTTCTGAAAACACGTTGCAATTACTTTCAACGGCGTGAATAAGTTCTTCTCTATCTTCTATATCAGAAATGTCTGTCAATTTAATATACGCTCCTTTAACGTAACCACCGAAAATTTCATTGGCTTTTTTTGTAAGTTTTTTACTATAAGAATAAATCATTTTGTTTGTTTTAAATTGAGAGGCTTTTACACCTCTCTTTGTTATTAATTGTATATTAATGTTATTGTTACTGTTTTCATAGTTATTTATTTTAAAAAATTCTTATTTGTGCTTGGTGTTGCTTAAGTCTTTTCATTGCAGAATCGTAATAGTCTTTATCTAATTCACAAGCAGTTAAATCAAAACCCAAATTATGACAGGCTATTGCAATACTTCCACTTCCTAAATGAGTATCAAGTATCTTATATCCTTCTTTAGCATAATTCATAAGTAACCATTCATAAAGTTTTACAGGCTTTTGTGTTGGATGTAATCTGTCTTTATCGGTGTTATTTATCTTAACTAATTTTGGTAATTTATCTTCTGAATACCAAGCATATTCTACTTGACTCATTGTAGGTATATAAACCATTTTATCCCAAGTAATCAATCCTCTACAACCATCTTTCCAAATATAAGGAAAGTAATTACCTCCCCAAATTATTTGTTGCCTACTAACCCTAAATAACTCATCAAAGTATTCATTATTAGGTATTGCATCATCCCATTTATGTTCATTAAACCTTACTTGTGAATTTCTATCACAACCACCTTTAGTGGTTTTATCTCCTAAACCATAAGGTGGGTCAACAATAGCGAGGTCAAAGTAATTATCTTTAAACCTCGCCATTAACTCCATATTATCTTCGTTTGTTATATTCATCTACTCATTAACACTTACATCAATCCATTTTCCATAAATATAATCTCTAATTTCTGTATCACTACAATTCATTAAACCAAATAAGTATTTCTTAAATTGTTCTCTGTTACTTGGAACAAAAGCATCTTTACATCTCATAAGATATTTAATTCTATTGGTTAACGTTATCACATCTAAATCGCCTTTCTTATAAGTGTTTTCTATATATGATTTAGCACCATAAAGCTGATGTGCAGGACAATTCATTTGCTTTAGTCTATCTAAAGTCTTGTATATTATAGTCGATAATGTTGGGTCTTTTAATTCAGCTAAACCTGTCTTAAATTTTTTATTATCCTTACATAAGATATCAACAATAAGAGCCAATGATAAAGATGTTTTTTGGCTAACCATATCAACTTTATGGTAAGCTGCGTATTGTTCAAATTCAAGAGCATCTTTACCAAAGTTTAACCAACTATTTAAGAACTCTGAATATCCCCAAGATTTAGACGAAGTGTTTAAGTCTGAAATTAAATGAATTAAGTCTTTCTCATTTTCAACATAAACCTCAATACATTCAATGTTGTGAATATTTTTAGAAGATATAATTGCCTTTACCAAGTGCTGACCATCAGCAATGTATTTTTTTCCTGTGCTATTAACAATACCTATAATAGGATTTCTTAACACACCCCACTTTGTAATACTACTTAACATTGAGTTTATGTGTGATTTAGTTGTTTTCCTGTTGTACTTAAAAGGATTGTCTGATAATTTTTTTAAATCACTTTTAGTGTAGTTAACAGTTCTTTGCATACCTTCGATTGTTTTTAATTTTAAAATTTGTTTCATTTTATTTTGTTTTTAAATTATTGTCATTATTGACACTACAAATCTACAAATTATTTTCTTAATAAATGTTAATGAAACGTTAAAATGTGTTTTGGATGTATATTAATGTTATTGTTATTTTAAATAGACCAACATATATCTCAAAGTCTTTTACCTTTACACCTTTTTCAATGTATTTATTCTCTTGTACACCAAATAAAATTCCTTTTATCAATGTTAAACTTATTTCCCAAGCTGCTAATCTCATATTATTTATTTTTATCGTGTTCGTAAATTTTTGTATATAAATCCCAAATTGCTTGGAATGATTCTTCTCTGTTAAATTCTTTACCATTCATATAATGCTTTCCTTTATGACCTAACTGATACCAAACTTTAAAACCATTGCTACTAACAACAGGGTAAATTATAAACCCTTTTTTAAAACANTATCTTTGTGCATCATAGTTATGTTCTTTATTACTATTTCTTTTTTTTTCTTTGGCATTAGTTTCTTAACTCTTGGTAAATATCAATTAACTCCAATGCTTTCTCAACTCCTTTTGCTTCACAATATCTTTTATTGTTAATTAAGTATATCCAATAATCTTTAATATCATTAACATCTTTGCTTTTAAAAAAGCTATCAACACAACTCTTATAAGCAATGTTTTGTTTCTCTTTACAATATTGCTCTGTGTACATAATTCTCTATATTAGGTGTGTTTAAATAATCCTGATAATTCTGTGTAGCAATATCTAACTTTCTTTTTCCACTATCTATAAACCTTTCTGAACATTTATAAATACCAACGTCTAAAGTATTTTTATCTACTACAATAAACTCAAAGTCAAAAGCATTAAATAACTCTAAATACAATGCTGCCTGTAAGTCATAAGAAAAGAAATTAGCAGAACGTTCAAAACTATTTAAGTCTGATGTTGTTTTTAAGTCCATTACAACACCACCTTTTAATATATCTGCTTTACCTCTAAATGGTAAATCGTTATAATAAGCAATTGCAGGTATTTCATATTTAGCACCATCTAACATAGCTTTAATGTCTGATTGATTTCTTACTCTATCTGCAATCTTTTTAGCTTTATAATATTCTGAATTTGTAAATACGTTG